AAAACAGCCCCCGGTGAGGGGGGCTGCGTTCGGGACTCGACTCAACCTCAGGGGTTGAGGGCGAGTGCCATCGTGCCGGTCTTGATGCCGGGCGCCGAGCCGAACATGACCTCGACCGCGCCGATGATGTTGCGGGTCGACTTGTCGGACCAGACGGTCCAGAAGGCGGTCATGCCGAGGTTGGGAAGGGCGATGGCCTCGTTGACGAGGAGGTCGCCGGCGATGCCGTCGAGGGCGGGCGCCGAGCTGGCGATCGCGACGGCCTCGGGCGAGCAGGCGAAAGCGGCCAGCTTGGTCTCGCCGGAGAAGGAGGTCGCGTAGTGGACGCCGTTGTCGAAGCCGTAGGCGCCGGCCTGCAGGGGCAGGCTGGTCGTCGAGGTCGGGATGAAGTTGGAGTAGATCCCGGCGTTGGCCACGAGGCCCTTGCGGCCGGACTTGCTCACGCCAGCCCAGAGGGCCTTGACGCCAGCGGAGCCGACGGTGAACGTGGAGTCAGCGCCAGTGGAGACGGCGGCGCCGTAGTTGGCGACGGTGACGTGGGTGGTGACCTTCTCCCAGATCTTGTCGGCAAAGGCGTCGACGTTGACTTGGATGAGGCGCTCGAGGCGGATGCCGTTCTTGATGTCGGCGTAGGCCAGGCCGAAGGGCTGGTAGATGTGCTCGAGGGTGACGGCGGCGTTGTCGAGGGTGGACCCGCCGATGCTGTTGAAGCTGGTGGGGTTGACCTGGGTGGTGGAGCCGGCGGTGGCGAGGGCGACCTGGACGACGTCCCCGGCGCGCTTCACGTCGGACGAGAAGTCGGTCGAGAAGAGGTTGAGGGCGGCGAGGCGGTTCGCGAGCTTGGTCTGCGTGGCTTCCGTGACGGAGTCCACGATCAGAGCGGTGTCGATGGTGTTGGACATGATGGGAGGTTAGAGGGTGGGTTAGGGAAAGGGGTCAGTCGGCCTTGTTTCGGGCGGCGAAGATGGCGCGCTTGTTCGCGCGGTAGAAGGCCTGGCGCTCGTCGCCGGAGAGGGCCTCGTACTTCGCGAGGATGTTCTCGGGCTTGATGGCCTCGGGCTCGGCGGCGGGGGTCGCGGCCAGCGGGGCGATGCCCATCTGGGAGGCGAGCTTCGCGGCCTCGTCGGCGGCGTCGACCTTGGCTTCCTCGAGCGAGGCGGCCTTGGAGAGGGCGTCGGCGAGCTGGGCCTTGACGGTCTCGAGCTCGGCGGTGACGGCGGCCAGCGCGGCCTCGTGGGCGGCGGTGGCGTCGGCGAGGGACTGGCGGACGGCGGTCAGTTCGGCGTCCTTGGCGGCGGACTCGGCGGAGAGGGCGGCGGCCTTGGACGCGAGGTCGGCGGCGAGCTGCTCGGGGGTCTGCTGGAGATTCGCGAGGTTGGGTTCCATGTTTCTAAAGATGAGCGGGGCGGAAAACGCGCCGGCCCAAGCGGAGGCGGAATCGTCGCCGGGCTCGCCGATCTGCTTGGGGTCCGTGACCTTTACGCCCAGGGCCTCGACCGCGCGGCGGTTGTCGGCGTTGTCGTCGATGAACTCGTCGACCCGCATGTCGTCCTCGAGCATCTTCTTGACCTCCTCGGCCTTGAACTCTGCGACAGGCATCGACAGGTCGTCGGGCGCCATTATCAGGCGCTCGTACTCGATGCCCACGCGCCCGAGGTCCGCCTCCGTCCTGCCGCGTTCCGACTCGGGGCGGGCGGTAAGGAAGACGACCTCCTCGGAGTTCGCCTTGATGTAGTCGACCACGGCCTGCACAGGCTGGCCGTCCTCGAGCACGGTGCCGTCGATGTCGGAGACGACGCGGGGCATCAGGCGGCGACCGCCTGCTTGACGGCGGAGAGCAGCTCGGAGAAGGAGTTGACGAGTCCGGTGGCGAGGCCCTTCTGCGCGGCGACCTTGCCGGAGAAGACCTGGGCCTCCATGTCCTCGGGCTTGACCATCGACCGCTTGCGGGTGACGGCGGCCTTGAAGTCGTCCCAGATCGCGACGACGTCGGCCTGCAGGAAGGCCTCCTGCTCGGGCGTTAGCGAGGTTCCGTAAATCCCCATGCCCTTGTAGGTGCCTGCGGAGAAGACCTTGGCCTTGATGCCCTCGGACTCGAGAGCCTCGCGGAAGTCGTAGTAGACCGAGTAGACGCCGACGGAGCCGACGGACGAGGAGGGCGTGACGACCACGCGGTCGGCCTGCGAGCCGAGCCAGTATGCGGCGCTGGCCATCTCTCCGTCCGTGAAGGCGAAGGTGGGCTTGCCGAGGCTGGCGATGAGGTTCCCGGCTTCCTCGACGCCAGTCACCGTCCCGCCGGGGGAGTTGACCTTGAAGATAACGGCCTTGACCTCGGGGTTAGACTTGGCCGCCTCGATGTCCTGGGCGAGCTGCTCGAGGTCGAAGCCGCCGGTCATGCGGTCAAACGCCGAGAGACCCTTGCCGATCACGCCGGCGACAGGTATCACAGCCACGCCGTCCTCGACGTAGGCCTGCGGCGCCTTGCCGAAAATCATCTCGATAGCGTCGGTGAAGCCGACCTTCTCGCATTGGCGGGCGTGGTCGACGGCCCGGGAGGGCTCGAGGAGGAGCGGCTCTCGGCCGCTTAGGGCGTTGCGAAGGAAGCGCATGGGAAGGTGTCAGGGGTTGGGTTCGGGGGCTTGTTCGGTGGATTCGGCGCCGGCCTCGACCCGGGCGGTGTTGACGTCCAGGGGCTCCTGCATGAAGGCGACACCCTTTCGGAGTCCGGCGGTTAGCAGACCCTCGGGCAGGCCGTACTGCTTCTCGAGTGCGTAGAACCTTGCGTAGTCGCGGGCGAGCTGCTCGGCCTCCTCGTCGAGGTTCGAGCCCTGCCGGCGGAAGTGCTCGGTGAAGGTGAGCAGGCCGGCGGCGATGTCCTCGCGGTCGTTCCCGGCCTCGCGCCCGGCGTCCATCGTGAGCTGCTTGGGGGCGGTCCACGAGACGGAGGTCCATTTCGGATCGCGGCGGACGAGCCCGCGCTCGATGGCGTCGCCGATGACGATGAACCACCAGGGGTTGCACTCGCGCTCGATGTGGATGTCGGACACGCGGGAGAAGGCGCGGGCAGCCTTGCTGCCGACGAGGCGCATCGACACGCCGCCCAGCTTCGAGGCGTCGTCGACGAACTCGTAGGGAATCGTGCCCTGCGCGATGTCGCGCTTGAGGAACTCGACGTAGGAAACGAAGTTGCTGTTGGGACGCTGGCTCGCCTTCAGGTCGAGGTCCTCGCCGGGCTCGAGGGAAATCAGCTTGCCGCCCTTCCCGCTGGGGAACCCGCTGTCCCGCTGGGGGCCGGTCCGAAGCTCGTCCGACTGCTCGGCCCCGAACTCGCCGCCGGCCTTCTTCAGGACTGCAACCTGGTCGGCATGCACCTTGACTGCCTGGGCTTCCAGCGCGAGAATCTCCATGAGGTCCTGCGTCCCATTCCAAGCGTGCTGGAGCATTGGCAGTCCGCGCGTCCCGCTGCAGGACTCGGGGTCGAAAATGTGCAGCATCTGCGAGGCCGGCACAGGGAAGTAGGTTCCGTCGTCGAGCAGGACGGAGTAGGAGACGACACGCCCGAAGGCGTCGAAGTTGACGCCGTCAACCGAGCGGGGGTCCTTCGCGTCGTAGGGCGTCGCGACCCGGTGGCTCTCTATCAGCTGGACCTTGATGTCCCCTCGCTCGTCCCGCACGACCGCCTCAAAATAGTCCCCATCTGTGGAGCGGCCACGCTCGCTCAGGCGCTGCACGTCCCAGAACGAGAAGCGGTTCGTGATGTCGCAGCGCTTCGCCCACTCCATGAAGTAGGCCGTGTGCTCCTTGGCCACGTCGGGGTCCTCGGCGTGCGACTGCGGGGTGATGCCCGAGCCGACGCCGTAGTTGACGAAGTCCCCCACGATCTGGCGGAACTCGCCGCTGTTCCGCATGCCGTGGCGCATCTTGGACACGAGGTCCTTCCGCACCGTCGGCGTGAGGTCCTTCTTGTAGTCGCGTGGCTGCGGAAGGCGGAGGTCAGAGCGAACGTCGTTGCCGTCCCCCGCCGAGTTGAAGTACTCCTGGGCGGTCAGGCCGGCGCGAGGGCGCAGGGAGCCGCCGGCCGGGATGCCGGCCCGGGCCTTCCCGGGCTTGCGCCGCGCGGGGGCGGTCGCGGATGACTTGCGGGACGAGGTTCGCTTAGTAGCCATTGAAGTTTCGCCACGAGGTGCGGATGATGTTCCTCGGCGAGCCGAAGCGCGCGGGGTCGAGGACTTGCAGGGCGTACCGGCACTCGTCGAGAATCTCCATCACAGGGGCGGTCTGCGTCTTGCTGAACGAGGCTCCGGCAACGGAATAGGACGAGATCGTCTGGCCGCGCTTCAGGTCGGCCTTGGCCTTGGCCTGGATGTCGAGGACATCCTGCACGGTGAAGCCTACGGTGAACAGCCCTTTTGCCATACACTATTGGCCGGCGGGAAAACTGCCCACCGACTCGCCGCCGGTCTCGGCCTGCTGGGGCGACGCGACCTCCCGGCCCCCGACTCCCCAGCGCACGGCGAGCACCAGGTTGCCGACCGCGCAGTCGTAATAGTGGTTCTCCTTCCCCTGCGGAAGGACCCACATCGGCTTGCCTGTCCGCGAGTCCTTGAGCCGGACCTCGGCGTCCATGTGCTCGCCGTACTCGGCCGGAGCGTCCGAGGCGTAGGTAAAGAGCTTTCGAACCCTCATGCCGTAGAGCATGTCCTTGAAGGCGAGGTTCGAGAACTTGACCAGCCGGGCCTGCTTGCCCCCTGGCATCAGGATTCGCTCGGGCTCGGAATAGAAGCGGCGCTTGTTGCCGGGGATTGCGAAGTCGTCCTGGCCGAAACCCTTCATGGCCTTCCAGTTCCTAGCCGCCGTCTCCCTGTAGACCTCGGCGTGGTCCCAGCCCGAGTCGACACCTATCATCGCGGGGTGCACGTTAAAGCGGGCGGCGATCTGGTCGAGCTCGTGCCAGCCGTGCGCCTCGCAGGCGTGGACCTGATGGCTCCGTCCGTCCCGCGAGAAATCCCGCACCTCGAGGTAGAACCTGTCCTTTTGCTTGTCGACGAACATGACGCGAAGGCGGATGAGGTCCTTCGTCTCGGCGTTGGGGCCGACGGTGACGAACCGCCCGCCGGCGTTGAGCCAGGCCACGTCCGCGAACCCCTCGCCCATCTTGTAGTCGGCCGCCTTGAAGTCCGAGATCATCGACCCGCCGTCCTCCGACCATGACATCGCCAGCCGCTTCATCTTAAAAATCTTACGGCCCTCGGCATCGCCGTATTGCTCGAAGGCCTCGGACGCCTTGAGCATCTCGACCCCAAGCTTGCCCCAGGACAGGTGCGCCAGCGCCGGCACCCTCGTCCCTATCACCCCGGCCTCCTGCAGCGGGGCCATGGCCACGAAGTCCCCCTTGGCGTTGCACTCGGCGCGAACGCTGTCGCGGTCAGGCAGTCGCGTCCTGCAGTGGACGCACTCGTACGTCGTGCCCTGCGAGACCGCCAGCTTGTCCCAGCCCCCGCCCTTCCTCGCCTCCTCCGGGAAGCGAACCTGTTCCCACATCCACGGCTGCAGCCGTCCGTCCCCGCAGGCCGGGCAGGCGAAGTGCCACTCGCGCTGGTCGGTGCCGTTCCAGAGCGAGTCCATCTGGTCGCCGACCACGCCGCCCTGCGAGGCGAAGACGCAGCGCCCGAGGTGGCGGTACGCGTCGACGCGCTTCTTCACCTGGTCGACCCGGTTCGGCTTGTACTCCCAGACCTCGTCCGCGATGACGTAGCGGATCGTGCGCCGCTGGAGGTTGTTCTCGTTGTTCGCCGAGAGGACCCAGATGACCGAGTCGTTGCGGAAGCGGATGACCTCGCTCTTCTCGTTCTCGGGGATGATGAGCTCCCGCGCCGGCTTGCACTTGGCGAGCAGAGGGCGGAGGCTCAACAGGTTGAAGTCGTCGGCGTTTTTCTGGACATCCTGCAGGACCAGAATCGGGGCTCCGTAGTTGACAGCCAGATAGGCCGATGCGGCGGAGAGCGTGAAGGACTTCCCGAGCTGCGTCCCCCACATCATGACGTGCACCCGCGTCTCGTGGTCGAGCGTGATCTGCAGCGCCTTCGATACCCAGGGCAGGGTGCGCCTGTCGAAGTGGCCGGCCTTCAGCGCGCCGGGAATCGACTCGATGTTCGCCTCGAACCAGTCGAGCGGGTCGCCGGTCGTGCGCGGGACGATGGCGGCGGCGGCGACCTCGAGCAGCCGGGAGTCAATCACCCTTGCCGTCCTCCTCCAGCGCCAGCGTGCAGGCCGAGTCGGACACGGAGCGGCGGAAGGCGAGCACCCATTCCTCGAGGGCCTTGACCGCCCTCGCCGGCTGGTCGGGGTTGCACTTGTCCCCCTGCTCCATCGGCAGCTTCTCGGCGAGCGTTATGACCACGTTGGCCAGGGCGAGCATCGACTGCTCCGCGTCCGACCGCCGGATGAACTCGCCCGCCTTAACCTTTCGGTCGAAGACCTCGTTCTCGAGGGAGACCAGGGTCTTAAGCGACTGGTTGTAGGCCGACTGGAACTTGCTCGAGTTGCTGTCGCCGTTGAGCATCGACGCCTGCCACACGCGCTCGGCCTCGTCGACCCGCAGCTTGTGCCTCTCGATGCGCTCCTCCAGGGAGCCGCCCGCGATCGTCTCGGGCCGAGCCGCATCGACCTTCGGCGCCGTACCCGCTCCCGAGCCGTGCGTCTTTATTCGCTCCTCCCGCCAGCGGAGAATCGTCTCGATGTCCGGGCCGTCCGGCATGCCTCGCCGCTTCAACGCGATGACGCGCTGCGGCGTGACGCCCAGGGCCTTCGCGATGTCGGAGTTCTTCAGCATGCCTCGGAATTATACACGCCCCTGTCGTTTTTTCGGCATGGCCGGGTAACGCCCTCCGCGAAAAACCCGCTTTTTCGTAAAAACAGCGGGGTCGATGACCACGCGTTTGCGTACTTTTGTGCAAAGAGATGCCTTAGCCACCCCTCCCCGAGGCACTTTTGCTGGTTTTTCTACACTTTTGCCTGTATAATTCCGAGGCGGTGCCTTGGTTTGCTTAAAAATGAGATAGGGGCCCACCGCCACGGTTCCAGCCGGCGCTGTTGACGGCTCGGGCTCGATGGGTGGCTGTCCTTTTGTCGCCTGCTCAATCTCGCGGGCGATGGCTGACGACTTGGACACGCGGCCGAGCGCGGCGAGGATCCGGCGAGAGCGCCAGGCCACAGCCTGCTTGCTGATGCCGAGTTCCTTGGCGAGCGAGGCGAGCGACATGCCCGAGGCATGGCCGCCCAGGAGGGCGCGGATGAAGCGGAGGTTTGTCAGCATCTCGGGCGAGGCGTACTGCTCGAGCGCCTCGAAGACGAGCTGCAGTCGGTGTCGAAGCTCGGTCGCCGAGATGAACTCCTCGGTCTCAGGCTCGGGCTGGGCGCCGACGAGGTCTGGCTGGACGCCGAACGCGGCGTGGTTCTCGATGACCGGGAAGACGTTCGGGCTGCCCGGCATCTCGCAGTGAGGCCCGAGGCCCTTGGCCCTCAGCTCGGCCTGCGCCCGCTTGGGCTGCTTGCGGAACCAGGAGTCGTAGACCTTCTCCGGGTCGGGCATGGGGTCGTCCCGCCTAGGCATCCCGCATCCCCCTCTCCTCGTCCTCGATGTCGACGCGCTCGGCGGCGAGGAGTCCGAGCTCGGCGATGATGTCGTTCAGGTGCGTCGCGACGCCGGAGGCGAGGCAGATCCGCTCGGCGTGGTTCTTTCCCTCGATGTGCCGGAGGTATCTTCCCTTCCCTGTGCGGACGAAGACGAGGAAGTTCTGCGAGTGGTAGCTGAGCGTCTCGCAGGCCTCTTGGAAAGCGGCCTCCGCCTGTTCCTGGCGGTGGCGCTCGTCGAGCGTCCTGTCATCGTTTTCCTGCGACATGGCTTGACACAAAAGCGGTTTGTTTTCGCGAGGCAACAGTCGGAATTATTTCGGCAGGATTCGCCACGAGAGCGAGGCCGCGTCGTGCTCGATTAGTTTCCTTCGCCAGAGCGCGACGCGCATCGAGTTGAAGCGCTGGGGGTCGAGCGTGAGTCCCTGTCGCTGGAAAGCCTTCGACAGCTCTTCCCTGAGCTCGGATGACTTGACCGTGGCCGGCATGGTCGAGAGGATCTTGGCGAGCCTGTCGGTGCGCTCCCTCGCTGTCTTTTTCCTGCCGGAGTTAATCCTCTCCAGGTTGGATCGCATCGTTCCGTCGTCCTTGGCCCATCGCTCGCGCCAATGCTGGGCGAAGCGGATTGCGTTCCGCTTGACGGCCCAGGACTTCCGATAGGGCCTGCTCATCTCGGGCCTCGCTTCCTTGCCCCTGGGGGCACCTGCGAGTACCGAGCCCCCCGCAGGGGGGAGAGCGAGGTATCTCGCACACAATAGCACTCTCCCCCTTTAGGGGGGAGTGTATTGTCTACGTCTGAACTGGCAGTGTGAACTGGCAGTGTGAACTGGGTTCGGGTGGTGGTCATGGCGGGATTGGGAGGAGGTGGGCGGACTAGAGGCCTCGACGGCGGGGTCTGGCTTCTATTCTGCGGGGGGTTTCCCTAGGCGGGAAGGGTAGGACCGCCCCTAGGGTGTCCAGAGGCCTTAGAATACGATTTCGATGGGGTCGGGCTGGCGGCGGGGATGGCGAGGTCGTCGGTGCGCCTTTCCCAGCGGACGATGCCCGGGGTGCGGGAGTGCCGGAGGCGGACGACGCGGGTGAAGTTCCCCTGGCTGTCGGTGAGGCCGGAGCGGCCCCCGCGCTTGCCGGCGATGAGGGAGTAGTGCGGCTGCTCGTCCTCGCCGTCGGGGGTGGGGTCCTTGAAGAGCGAGAGGGTGGACCTGTGCCAGTTGGCGAGGTCGGCGCCGCCCGCGCCCAGATAGGCCATGTTGTCGAAGTTGAGGACGGCGGACTCGGAGGCCGGGCGCGGCTTGTTCGTGTGGTGGACGTTGAAGAGCAGGGTGCGCGTCTCGGAGAGGATGGGCTGGAGGATGCCTCGGAGCCATCGGGAGAGCTGGTCCTGCTTGGTCATGTCTATTCCGCTGAAACCGAGAACCGGGTCGATTACCGTGACGTCGGCTCGGTGGTCGAGGATGAGGCCGCGAAGGACCTTGGCGAACTCCTCGCCGGTGCGGACGGACTCGCGGAAGAAGGCGACGCGCTCGCCGATCTGGTCGGCGGTCTCGGAGCCGAGGGGTATGCCCATGCCGTGCAGGGCGCCCTGGACCGTCTCCGCCGTGTCCGACTGGTCGTTCTCGCTTTGCACGATGAGGGTTCGGAGCGGGCCGACCTTGGGACGCAGGCCGAAGTAGTCCTTGCCGAGCGCCCAGTGGCAGGCGGCGCCGTTGATGAAGGTCGACTTGCCGACGCCTGTGCCGGCGATGAACATCGCGGAGTGGCCTCGGGAGAGCCACCGGTCGCCGAAGATGCAGTCGGGGTCCTGCTTGGGGTCGAAGGTTAGCATCTGCCGCCAGTCGAAACGCTGGGGGCCGGAGTCGCCGGGCTTGCGACGGTGGCCTGCCTGGTCGGCTATGGCGGCGGCCTCGCGGGCTATCTCCTCGGCGGAGACGACCGAGGCGTCGGACATCTGCTTGAGGCGCTCGAGGGCGGACGAGAGGCTGCGCAGCTTGTGACCCTCGACGACCTGTTCCTGCCAGCGGCGGACGTTCGGGTTGGGCGCGTACAGGGTCGAGCTTATGGAGTTGACGCCGGCCACGCCCCCGACCGCGTCCACGTTGCCGTCTCGGCGGAGGTGCTCGAGGACGCTAATCTCGTCGGCCGGCGCGCCGTCGGCGTAGGTCGCAAGGACGGCCTCCCAGAGGATGCGGTGGACAGGCTCGGAGAAGTGGCGCGGCTCGAGCTCGTGGCGGGCGGTGGCCAGCCAGTCTTGGTCGCAGAAGGCGGAGGCGAGGACGTGTCGCTCGGCGTCGACAGGGAAGCGTTGCGTGTGTGCGTTGCTCATGTGGGGATTTGTGGGGAGGGTTAGGGGTGGCAGCCCCGGGGAGGGTTTTGTGCTATTGCGGCGAGCGGGTCAAGGATAGGACATTCTCGGCTTCCTGGGTGAACCTGTAATGCGGGACAGGGGTCGGCCCCCGGGCGTCGTGCGCGACCCTGTACTTGCGAATCTCCGTAATCTGGCCGTTCTCGATCATGCGCCTGATGGCCTGGTTGACGTAGCCTTGCGAGATGCGGAGTGCTAGGCGGATGTCCTTCGACGAGTACCAGCCCGGCGGGACGGTGTCCACGTAAGGCTGGCGGAGCATCTGTATAAGCTCCTTGGTCGAGGGGCGGTGGCCTGAGGTCTGGTCGCTCACGGCAGTCTCCAGGGCTGTCCCTCGAGGGCGAGGGGGTGGACGTACAGGGACGGCACGGCTACGTCGTCGGCGAACTCGCCGTAGGCGCAGCCGGGCATCCACGAGAAGGTCTTGAGGCGGCCGTCGGCGTAGGAGGCGAGGGGCGATGCGCGGCGCTGTAGGGTGCCGGCGTTGATGCCCATCGGAGCGTCGTCACGGTTCCCGATTGCCCAGCCCGGGCTGTGCGTGTGGTTGAAGATTACGGTCGAGATGCCCCCGCGAGCGTAGGCCTGGGCCATGTCGCGGGCGGCGTTGACGTTGAATACCGAGCCATGGGTGATGAGCAGGGTCTCGCCGAGAAGGTAGCCTGTCCAGATCCCACGGTACTCGACGTAGGTCCCGCCGGCGCGGCGGACGACCGCCTTCATCTCGGACTGGATGCGGAATGCGGCGAAGGCGG